TTATATCTCCGCCCTGAAGGACGGAGTTTTACGGCACGTTGGATAAAGCGACAGGTCGCCGTTGCCGCGTCCGCGCAGTACGCCGTCTTCCGGCTGTGCCAGCTCGCCCATGTAGGCTTTGGTGATGTCCTGCCCGTCGCCGGTGCCGGCGATAGTGCGGTTGGTTTCAGGTTTTTTGTTTTTGCTTTTAAACCAATCTTTAATGCCCATAATCAAAATCCTCTAAAATTATTGTGCCCTCGCACCGTACCAAATCCGCGCGCAGAAAAGCCCGCGCTTTCACCGAATAAATCCGCCGTGTCGCGCCGTTTGCCGGCTTTAAAATCAATCTCAAAGCCCTCGTCGGTGCGATAGGCATAATAGAGCAAGAGCTTCGCAATGCCCGCGTCGCCGTGGCGTTGTGTGCCGCTCGTACCGGTGGTGCGTTTGTCGGGGATTCGCGGTGTGCCTTTGATGACCTGGAACGCGCGCAAATCGTCGAGCATGTCGGCGTGGCGCGGAATGCCGTGAAACGTCCCGTCCTCAAGAGCGGCTTTAAACGGCGGCGCGTGTTGGGCGTACCATGACTCGCTTAACATCACCGATTCGACCACCTGCCCGTAGCGGTCAAATGCCGCTTCGGATAAAAATTGCCCGTTGCCGCGTCCGTCGTTTGCGGCTTTGGATAAGCGCGGCAGGCGGTCGCCGATGTAATAATAAATCTGTTCCTGCTGCTTAAACGGCACCTTGGATATTTCCAGCACCAACACTTCTTTGAGGGTTAAATCCGGCTGTTCTTGTCCTACGCAAATCACCGACAAGTCACCGCTACGCGCAAAGTCCTCGCCGATGTAGCTACGTTGCCCGTTCGGCAGAGATTGCAACACCGGGAGCAGGTTTTCTTCGCACCATTCTTCGATTTCGGCGTAGCGTACGGGCTCGTCGATTAAGCTAAATTCATCGTTTTTGGTTAAGCGGATGAGCGGGGTGTCTTTGCTCATGCGGCTTTCAATCAGTGCACGGGTGAGCCACGCGCCGCCGGAGTTACGCGGAATACAATCCAACTCTTCGGACGCCGCGTCGCCGTAAGAGGCGCGGATTTCATCCACCCAAGCGTCCTCGGCTTCCTGCGTCCATTCGCGCCCCAAACGCAGACAAATACGTTGATAAAGCCCGTCTTTAATGGCGTCATCAAATGTAATCGTGTGCAGGCTGTAAGGTTTTTTACCTGCTTTAACGTCACTAATCAGCTCGTTAAACGGGTTATCCACGCCATTGTGGGTGCTGATGATATGCACCTGACCGCCCCACATCAAAAGCGCCATCGCCGCTTTAAGCAATTCCGGCAAGTCATCGTGGAACGCGGCTTCGTCAATAATCACGCGCCCTTGTTTACCCCGTAAGTTAGAGGGGCGGGATGACAACGCGGTGATACGCCAGCCGCTGGCAAAACGTATGACATAAGCCAGAATGGCTTTTTCGTCATCGCCATCCTTAAAAATCTCTTCGACTTCTTCAATCTCACCTGCCGCCAACCCGTAGGCTTTCGCCCAGTCACCACAATCGCGGATAAATTCTTGTGCCATGTCCTTGTTGTAGCCGATGTACCAGGCATCCATCCCTTTTTGTGATGCGGCAAGTAATCCGGTATCCGCCGCCTCCCCCCAAGTCAAACCAATACGGCGGGACTTTTCGCACAGTTTTACCGGTGTTAAATCCGCGCACCAGCGTTGCTGATAACCGAGCAACAACATGGGCGTGCGGTATTCACGGCTAATGGCTTTTGCCACTTCGGAGTATTTAAAATCGTCGGCGGCAGTGGATTGTTTTTCGGTCATTACACAATTCCTAAAATTTGTTTTCGGATTTGGTCGGCTGTTTCTTCGGTTAAGCCGTTTTTCTTCACAACCTTATCCACTTCCTTGGCGGCGGCTTCGGCGCGGGCTTTGATTTCGGCTTGGTATTTTTTCAGGTTAATGCTGGCACCGATAAGCGGGCTGATGTTTTTACCCACAAAAGACAAGGCGGCAAGGCGTTTCATCGGGTCGTCTTCCGCGTTGATGTCTTCCATTTTCATCAATGTGTTAAACACCTGACTTTGGATCATCTCCAAAATCGCGTCGCTTTGTGCGCCTTTGTCACTGCTGATATTGTCCGTGATGATTTTTGCGGCCTCGGTACTGGCTTTCACCGACGCTAAACGGCGTTCCAGCTCCTGCCCGTAACGGTGCACCGCACTACGGGAGATGTCGTAACCACGGGCTTTGAGGGCGTCTTCCAGTGCGCTGTAACCGCTAAAGTTATTCTCAACAAGGGCGGCGTCCAGCCAATCCTTGACGGATTGCGGCAGTTGTTTGACGGTTGAGCGTTTCGGCATGTCGCCTCCTTACCAGTATTTTTCAGGGCGGGCAATGCCGTTGATAGACGCGCTGGTGTACTCGACAAAATCAATGCCTTCAGCGGTCAATTTGCCGTGCCAGCGGGCAGTATCGCGTCCGCGCAACTCAATGAGATTACGCCCGGCTAAATAGTCCATTTCGCGGCGTAACTCAAGGGCGGTCAGTTGCATCGGCACGCTTTGGATGGTGGTTAAAATCAGGCTTTCCGCCGCACCGATGGGACGGGCGTGGTCGAGAGTAAGCAAAATTAACCAGCGTACGTGCTCGCGTTTGTTTTTCTCAAATTGGATCATGTTATTTTCGTCCATACATTAAAATTACCCTGTCTAACTTTTCATTGATTGCGTCAAACCGCGCCGAATTAACGGTCTCGCTACGAATCGCGTCGTCGCGTTTTTGGTAGTCCTCCGGCATTTTTATCTTTAGTTCCATCACGATGTTGTTAGCAGCTTCCGAAAGGCGGCGCGCCTCTTTGATGTCTTGGTGGAGCTGCTGATATTGGGTTTCGGTAAACTTAAATTTTTCGTTCAGCTTGGATTCAAACTGTGCGAGCAGGATTTTCCCAAAGCCAATCAGCATGCCGATAATGGTAATGACCAGGCTCACAAAAAAGGTGATGACCTGCCATGTACTGACTTCCGTCATTTTCCCTCCCCCTTTTGCACATAATTAATCAAATCCACGTGCAAGCCGGCACAAATGCCGTATAAATCATACATTTGCTTTAATGCCACTAACACCGCGTCACTGTGGTTTTGCGGGAGTGGCGGCAGGGCTTGGCACGGCACCGCTAATGCCGCCGGTAACGGCTTTGGCTGCGCGGGTGCGGGCGTCACTGAGCTTTTGCAGGCTGTCAGCAGGATAGCGGCAATCGCGACGGCGATGGCTGTTTTTCGCAAGGGTTTGCTGTAGTTCATAGGTTGTTTGGTCTCCTTCGGTTTGATAGTCGGCAAGTTTGGCGAGGGTGATTTGGCTAACGACAGCCGCCGTCATGATGTCACGTCCCATGCGGTCTAATTGCCCCTTAATTGCCGTTTTCTCCTCTTGTTCGTAGGTGGCTTTGGTATCAGCGACACCGCGCTCATAGGCTTGGTAGCAACTCCAAATAGTAAACAGCGTAATCAGCACGCCGTTTAAAATAGCTCTGCCGATGTCAGTTTTAAAAAGTGCGGTGACGCCTCTCATAAGCATTGCGGAATCCCCCAGTTAATATAAAGCGGTTGCCAGCGGTAGATAATCTGCTTTGGGTAGCCACGATTTTCGGCAAAATTGGCACGGCTGCGCCCGCTGTTGACGAGCTCAACACTTTGCCAGTAGGTCAGCGGGTCAAGCCCTTGCGCCTTGGCTTTGCGTTTATCACGTTGCACCCAACCCAAGCCCCCGTTATATGCCGATAACATAAATGCCATACGGTCGCATTCGGTACGCGCATTAATCTGTTCATAGTTGTAACGGTTATAACGCACTAACGCCCGCAACGCCCAGTCGGGGTTGTAGGGCTGATTGTCGGCAAGTTCGGGATACAACGCCGAAATCCAGTCGGCGGTTTTTGGCATAAACTGCGCCAAGCCTTGCGCGCCGACGGGCGAAAGTGCGGTCGTTTTCCACTGCGATTCTTGATGGATTTGCGCGGCAAACACTGGGATTGGGGCATTTAAGCCCCAAACGGCATAGCTTTCGCGGGTTAAGGTGCGTTGGTATTGCGCTGCCTGATTCGGCGCGCTGAAGGCTAACGGCACGCATAAAAGCGAGGATAGCAACAGCGCCACCAAGGCATGGGCGCAAAATTTGAAGCACTTATTGGTGCGATGGACAACGCGCATAGTTACAGTCCTAACGTCACGCCCAAAATAACCGCACCAACAATGAGCGCGCGGCGTAATACCACCACGGCAAAGACGTTCAAATAGCCATCGCAAATCGGATATTCCGGCTGATTTTCAGGGCGCAAGGCGAGCTTGGATTCGCGTTTATTCCAACGTTCGCGCAAATAACTGCCGGGGCTCGAATACGGAAATAAGGCGCGGTCAAGGTGGTAACCGATAATGGATGCAATAGACACTAGGGCCAATTTATACAACACTACAGGCAACTGCGCAGGTGAAATAAGACCAATGATCGCAAGTAAACACAGGGCGGAAATGACCCAAGATAATAGGCGACCGTGCTTTAATGCGTTTAAAAAACCTTTCATAAAAACTCCTTAGTTTTGATAAATGGGGTGGTTTGGAGTTTTTAGCTTAGCTATTTATGAAGTGCGCGTATTTTGGACGCGTTTAGAATATTTTTGATGCACGGACAGGCAAACTAGGCACACCGAAAAACCACAGAAAAAGGATCTGACAATGTAATGTATCAACCTTTTGCGCATTTAACCCCGCGCGGCAAGCCTTATGACCTGCCGCCCTTACCGAATAACGAAAAACGAGGAAAAACAATGGAAAAATTAACCTATGAACACATCAAATCCGTGATCAAAACGGCGGACTACTTACAATATGGCGTGCTTACGGTGTGCGTACTGACGCTGCAAAACGGCTTTACTGTCACAGGTGAAAGCGCATGCCTAAGCCTAGCAACGTATGACATGGAGGTCGGCCAGAAAGTCGCCTTTGATAATGCGATGGATAAGATTTTGATGCTGGAAGGCTATTTAGCTAAACAGCGGATGTATGAAGCCACACAACGTAGCGAGGCTTAAAATGAAACTTAAATCAATCAACATCGTTAAGGTTGTCATTACGCCGACGGGCTATTGTTTGGTGACCACCGAAGACTATGGCGACGCTTTTCTGATTCCTTTGCATCAAAGCAGTAACCGTTATGGTTACGCTGCAAAAGCCAAAGAACAGCCTATTGACGGCGAGTTTATTTATGTGACCAGCGCCGAGGAAATCGCAGAATGCGAAATTGAAGCGGAATGGATCGTCGCTACACCTGAAAGCGTTTATTGGGATTCTGCCTCATTTCTTCATTTCTGGAATGCCGGCAGATTGGTTGGCGTTGATGTGATGCTGCAAGGTGTGTTTGCCCAGCAAGAAGAACTTTTTGCGCAAATTACCGGGCAAGAAGAGGAATGATTTAGCGTTTCCGAAGCGTCATCGCGCGATAAACGATTTTATAAGGGCTTGCCGGTGGTTCTGTCGGTGAGCCTTTTTTATGGTACGGCATAAACCCAATTACGCCACGCTTATACAAGCCCATCACCACATTATTTAATTCAAACTCGCTGTAGGTTTCTTCAAGTTTTTGCCAAAATTCGGCGTCCGATACAGGATTTGGATGGTGTTTTTCCATTTCTTCAATGATGATATTTTCTAGATTTTTCATGTTTCCTCCGGTTATTTTATTAGGTTCTTATTTATTCTTTGTCGATGTATTCCAAAATATTGTCTTTTATCTACTGCAATCGGAAACACTGCCACGGTGCGCGCTAACTACGGCACGGCGATTGGCGTGCAATCTAAAGTGACTGCTGACACAGGCACCGCAGTCGGGGACGGCGCAAGCGTTAGCGGATACAGCGCCACCGCGGTTGGCACATTAGCCAACGCAAAAGGCATTAGAAGTGCGGCATTAGGACGTGATGCACTAAGCGAAGGCAATAACTCTATCGCTATCGGCACGAAATCCAAAGCCACCGCGAACGAATCAAGCGCCGTCGGTGAGCGAGCAGAAGCTACCGCTCAAAATTCCTCGGCTTTTGGATCTGACACTAAGGCTAGCGGCGTGAGTTCTTTAGCCGTGGGGACAGGTTCACGCGCGACAGCCGATACAGCGGTTGCGTTAGGTAATGATTCCGCCACCACCGCAAAAAGTGCAGTCGCATTAGGCGGTAGCGCACAGGCAGACCACACTTTCGGCGTGGCATTGGGCGACAGCTCAAAAACGCAAGAGGCAAAAGCGGTTAAAAGTGCGGTTGTAAATGGCGTTAATTATGGCAATTTTGCCGGCAGTGAGCCGACAGCGGTGGTTTCCGTTGGTGATGACAAGTTAAAACGTCAGATTGTTAATGTTGCCGCGGGTGAGGTCAGCAAAACCTCCACGGACGCTGTCAACGGCAGTCAGCTTTATGCGGTTGCGGGTCAAGTTTCTGCCAACTTACACCAAATTCAAGCCAACAGTGACCGAATTAATGCCAACGCAAGCCAAATTCGAGCCAACAATAGCCAAATTAATGCCAACGCGCGCCAAATTCAGGCCAACAACAACCAAATTGCAACCAACCGCGCGAACATTAACAAATTAAATGCGGGCTTGGCGGACACAAACAAACGCATTGACCGTGTCGCCGGTGATGTTGCTAAAAATCGCAAGCGTGCCAGCGCTGGCACTGCTTCCGCGCTCGCGGTTGCAAATATCCCGCACGCGACACACGGTGGTTATAGTGCGCTCGGCGTTGGGGTTGGCGGCCACGCAGGTCAGCAATCTATCGCGGTGCGTTACTCAAAAATGACCGATAGTACAAAATGGATCGTAAGCGCGTCAGTTGCGGTTAATACGCAAGATGAGGTGTCTTTTGGTGCGGGTTTGACGAGACAGTGGTAAGGAGTAAAAAAAGATGGCAAGAGGCATATTAACCTACGAAATTATGGCCAAATCAAAAGAATTATTGGGCTATGAAATCACACAAGAAGAACTGAGATTGATGCCGTATATACAGTATTGTGTGCTTAATGACCAAAACATAGAACCTTTCCGTGTAAACAGCAACGAACGCAAAATCTTGACCGGATGGCGATATAAAGACTACATCAGTGCGCCTTCATCTGATCTTAAGATTAGCAAATTTTTTTACGATGCAATTTGTGAGCTTTTATGGATGGGGTATGTTGCGTCTGTTGAGAGAGATAAGGAGTAAAAATGAAAAAATATTTTGCTTATGATGCGTTAGAACGTGAGTTCACAACGCATGACACACTAGAAGAAGCTAAATCACAAGCGCAAGACTGTGTCGACCAGACTTTTGAATTTGGCACAAATGATGGATTTGATACTGACCTTGAAGATGCCATAAAAGAGGGGTGTTTTGGGGTTGTGTTAGGCGGGTTTGATTTACCGACCAGACCGCTCACCGAAGAGGAAAAAGAACTCTATGCCGATGAGTTCACTCACATGGTTGAAAATCCGGTGCTTGTTGAGTATCCGCAAAATGAGTGGATTAAGTGTTTGGATAGATTGCCTGATCCGTTACAAACCGATTATGAGCATCGTAGCGAAGAAAATAAACACATAATTTACTACACGGAAGATGGTGACTATTGGTTTATTGGCTTTGGATGGTATTTATACGACCAAAAAGAGGATTGCCAAGGAAATTTAATCCCTTATTGGGAATCAGTCGAAAACATAGGAGAGGAAGTCGAAGTTATTTATTGGCAACCACTACCAAAACGGCCATCAGAATAGCATTTATTCTTAATAATCTAACATATCATTCAGCCTTCTCGCGAGAGAAGGCTTAGTCATATGACAGTGAGGACAAAAATGGAAAAAAAAGAAGCAAGAAGAAAGCAGTTAATTCAACTTATTCATATCGGGAAAAGTAAGTTACAGATGGATAAAGAGGTGTATCGCCTTTTTCTTGTTAATACAGTGGGCAAAGATAGCTGCACGCAGATGAATTTGATTGAGTTAAACAAGGTCGTAGATGCCATGAAAAAACGCGGTTTTCAGGTTTCCGGAGGGCGTTTTAAAGACGGTAAACGTAAGTCGCCACCAAGTTCCGCCTCGGTGAGTAGCAATATCGTTAAAAAGATCCGCGCAAAATGGATCGAAATGGCGGACGCCGGCATTATCAGAGAGCGCAGTGAGGACGGTTTGAATGCGTTCGTTAAAAATATTGCTAAAAATGCACAAGGCGAGCCGATTCCATTCGTGAATTGGCTCAACAATGAGCAGGCGTCGATTGTGTTAGAACGTCTTAAACAGTGGCAAAAACGAATGATTAAGGGGTAATTTATGAAAGAGTCGCTAATGCAAATCCGCCGCCACGAATTGCTGGAAGAAATCGAATTGTTGGTGATTGCGCTATGTAAAAATTACAACTTAGGGCAGGACATTTGTGAGCAGATTGGCGTCAGCGTTGCCAACTGTTTATCCGAAGAATATGCCGGGCAAGTTATATGCTTTCCTAAAGATTACAGATATAAGATTGCTCAACGTGACTTGGATATTTATAACAGTTTCAACGGTCGCAATTGGGGTGAACTTGGACGTCGTTATAACCTGACTGAGAATGCTTTGCGGAAGATTGTTAAGCGTGTGCAAGATAGGATAATTAAAGAGAAGCAACCCGACATGTTCATATAAAATAACGGCTCTACTGATCTAATTTTGTAGAGCCTTTTTTATTGTTTATCTTTACGATTATTCTTTTTCACATACTGTAACGGTCTTTCATTTTCTTTATCCCACTTCTTCAAGGATTATCCCCCTAAGTCCCATTTATGTCGCTGAGACTATATTATTTATATCACTATGGATCAGAATGCCGGCAGATTGGTTGGTGTCGATGTGATGCTGCAAGGTGTGTTTGCCCAGCAAGAAGAGCTTTTTGCGCAAATTACCGGGCAAGAAGAGGAATGACTTAGCGTTTTCGAAGTGTCATAGCACGATAAACGATTTTATAAGGGCTTGCCGGCGGTTGTGTCGGTGAGCCTTTTTTATGGTAGGGCATAAATCCAATTACGCCTCGCTTATACAACCCCATCACCACGTTATTTAGCTCAAACTCACCGTAGGTTTCCTCGAGTTTCGCCCAAAATTCGGCGTCCGATACGGCATTCGGATGGTGTTTTTCCATTTCTGCAATGATGATACTTTCTAGATTTTTCATGTTCCCTCCGGTTATTCCTTATAAATTCTTATTTCTGCGCCCGCGCCGAGCCCGCAAGCATTATCATGCCGGCGATTGCCATAAAATGCCCGGTCAAGCCGCCGATGTGGTTTTTTGCCAAATAAAAGCCGACAAAGACGGCGGCCGCCACAATGCCGATTTTAAAAAACTTAATATTGTTCAGTCGGTCGCTGATGACACGGGCGACTCGGTTGGCTTCGCGCAGTTTTTTGCGTTCAATCTCGGCGAAATGCAGGCGGATACCGTAGGTGCAGCGCCCGTTGCCGCAGTATTCATTAAATTTGAGCGTTGGCAAATTACACTGCGGGCACAACACCCGGTGCGGGTGGTCGAGCGGGATTTCCGCGCTTTGCGGGCCGTGGTAGTGGTTTTCGGTTAAGTTGCCGCTGACTTGCGTGTTATTGTTTCCTTGGATTGTCATCGTCATAGCCGTTTTATCCTCCGTGGTGTGTGTAGCTAATGAGACTCTAATTCTTATTATTTGCGGGCTTTGCCTGCGATTTGTACGTTGTTATCGCCTTTAATTTCCATATTGTCGGCGTCTGTATTTTTGTGCTGTTTGTTGTGATTCCCTTCAATTTTCATGCTTGCCGACGCAATTCCGCCCAACATAAACTGGCGCACGGCAGGCGGTGCGGCACGAAAAGTGGCGATCAGCTGTTCTTCTTCGGCGGTGAGTGCATTGTTGGCGCGAGTGCCGAAGAGCACATAACTTACATCAATGCCGACCTTGGCTATTTCAATTAAATACTCAGATGTAGGGTTTCGTGCTCCATTCTCATATTTCAGTTGCGCCTGCTTTTGTACGCCGCCTACCGCACCTAATGCCGCTTGAGTCAATCCAATTCTTTCTCTTTCTTCTCTTAATCTTTCACCCATTAACATAAAAAACCTCAAAATATAATCAAAAACATATTGACATATACGCAAACGCGTACAATAATACATTCAAATCTTAGCAAAACATTTCATAAACATTTAACCAACAACAGGAGAACTAATAATGACACCAGAAGCAGTAAAACGCAAATTTAAACAAAACGGCTGGACGTTCGCCGCGTGGGCAAAAGAACACGGTTACACCCCCGTGGAAGTGTCCCGCGTGCTGAACGGCTTCGCCAAGGGCGACCGAGGCAAGGCGCACGAAATCGCTTTAAAACTTGGATTAAAAAAACCGATTAACTAACGAGGTGGAGCATGAAAAAGTTACTAATTAAATTTTGCACTTGGTATTTAGCACGGGAATACCGCATTCGCGCCGTCAAACAATTAAACAAGCACGTCGTGTTTAATCAAGGTCGCAACCGCGACGAACGCGACATTGCCGCAGAATTCGGCATCCCGCTTTCCGTTGCACGCCGCATTTTAAAAAAATAAGGGGGGTGACATGGAGAAGGTCAATTCGGCACAGCGTGCTTTGAGGGTGATTAAGGTGTTGCAAAACAATTCTTTTGCGGGGTTAAGCAACAAAGAACTCGCCACCGCCTTAGACGAAAGCCCGGCAAATATCAGCCGCACCCTTGATGTACTCAAGAATGAGGGTTTTGTCATCAAGCTGGAAAGCGGCAAGTTTGCTTTCAGTTCCCTTTTTGCCCAAATCGCTATGCGCCACGCCGCCAATATGGACAAGGCAAGCGCACAAATTAACGAACTCAAACAACGCTTAGGCACCGCCGCCTACTAAGGATAAACCATGACAGATTTAACATTAGAACAACAAACCGCAGTATCAATACTTGTTAAGCAAATGACACAAGATAAAGCTCAAGCCTACGAGGTAGTCGGTATGCTGAAAATGGGCAGTTTTGCCAGAAAGCTTGTAACGGTTACAGAAATCAAATTGCTAAAGGAAATTAAAGAAAGTAAACAATTCAAAGGGTTAGTCTTAAATAACCCTTCTGGAGAATCTGTAACATGTACAACTTTTGTTGAATTTTGCGAGTGTTTAGGCATGAGTTACGAAAAAGTCAATCTCGACATCCAAAATTTAAACGTCCTCGGTGAAGACTTTTTGGTAACCAGTAAGCGCCTCGGCTTAGGCTACCGCGACCTGCGCAAATTGCGCAAACTGCCCGAAGATGTCCGCGCGGAAATTGTGGATGCGGAATATGAAGATGACACCGACAAAGAAGAATTGCTGGAAAAAATCGAGGAATTAACCGCCAAACATGCCCGCGAAAAAGAAGTATTGGAAGGACAATTAAAACAAAGCCACGCCAACTACGAGGCACAAAGCAAGGTGTTGAAAAACAAAAACGATCGCATTAACCAACTCGACATTGAGTTGGAGAAGAAGAAAAACCACATCAATACGTTAAGCCCGGACGAAAAAGGCGGCTTGTTACGCAAAGAAACCTCACAACTGGTTTACAACGCCGAAGCCATTCTGCGCGGTCAAGTATGGAAAGCCTTTGAAACGCTGGATGGACACACGCAGGAAAACGGTATCGACCATAAACAATTTATGGTTGGCACCCTTGCGGAGATTGAGTTGGTGCTGAACGAGCTGCGCACCGCCTTTAATTTACCACGCCTAGCGGACGGTGACAACCGCGCGGAGTGGATGCGCGAAGGCTTTGAGGGCAAAGACTACGACGCGGAATTTAACGCAATTTTAAACGGTGACAATCAATAGGAATTTGCATTATGGCGATTTTACCCGAAAAACTCCTTGAAATTGCCCACCTTGCCGCCAATGCGCCGCACGGCAAAAAAGGCGAGGTGTATGCGCAAGCCTGTGAGTTACTTAATGTCAGCCATGCCACATTAATGCGCGAACTAAAAACGTTATGCGCCCCGAAAGCGCGCAAACAACGCAGTGACAAAGGCGCGGTGGCGCTGGAGCTGGACGAGGCGCAAACCATTTCGGCTTATTGGCTGGCTTGCCGGCGCGGGGTCAACAACAAAGTGATGTCGAGCCTTGCCGATGTGCTCAAGGTGTTACGCGCCAACAATGAGATCAAAGCCGAGTATATCGACGAGAGCACAGGCGAAGTGCGGTTACTCTCCGAAAGTGCGGTCAGCCGCGCGTTACGCGCCTATAACCTGCACCCGGAACAACTTTCCCGCCCGGCACCGGTCAACGCGATGAAAAGCCTGCACCCGAATCATTGCTGGCAAATCGACCCGTCTTTGTGTGTGTTGTATTACCTGAAAGAGCAAGCGGACGGTGGTAACGGCTTAAATATCATGGAAGAAAAGGAGTTTTACAAAAACAAACCCGCCAACATCAAAAAAGTGGAAAACCAACGGGTGTGGCGTTATGTCATCACCGACCACGCCTCCGGGGTGATTTATGTGCAGTATGTGTACGGCGGCGAGAGCGCGGAAAACCTGTGCAATTGCTTTATTAACGCCATGCAAAAACGCAACACCCGCGACCCGTTTTGCGGCGTGCCGAAAATGGTGATGCTTGACCCGGGCTCGGCAAATACCTCCGCTATGTTTGCCCATTTGTGCAATCAGCTCGGCATTAAATTGCAAGTCAATGCACCGGGCAAACCGCGCGCCAAAGGGCAGGTGGAAAAAGGCAACGACATTGTGGAGCGGCAGTTTGAGAGCGGTTTGCGCTTTACCCGGGTGAGCGGGCTAGACGAGCTGAATCAACTGGCGGGGCGTTGGATGACCTATTTTAACGGCACGGCGGTGCATACGCGCCACAACAAAACGCGTTATCAGGCATGGCTTGGGATTACCGCCGAGCAGTTGGTGATGGCGCCAAGCCTTGATATTTGCCGCGAGTTGATGGTGACCAAACTCACCGAGCGCACCGTCAAAGACGATTTAACGGTGAGCTTCCAATCTAAAACTTACGACCTGCGCAACATTAATGAGGCCATGGTTGGCACGGTGGTGACTATCGGCAAAAACCCATACCGCCCCGACTGCATACAGGTGCGCCGGGTGGATGCCGACGGGTTGCAATATTGGACGGTGGTTGAGCCGGTGGCATACGACGACCACGGCTTCCGCGTGGATGCGGCGATTATCGGCGAAGAGTACAAACCGCACAACAAGAGCGTATTTGAGTACAACAAAGAGACCGTAGAGCGCATCGCATACGACGCCGAAACGGACGACGAAGTGAAAGCCGCCAAGAAAGCCAAAGCGCCATTATTCGGCGGGCGCATTAACCCTTACAAGGCAGTGGAAGAGCACGATTACGTGGATTACCTACCAAAACGCGGACAAGAGCACGAATTGACCGCCAACGCCAAACGGGTGGAGCTGGCACCGCTTAACAAAATCGAGGTGGCAAAACGGCTGAAAGCGCGCTTTGGTGCAGAATACAGCGCGGAAACCATGGCGTGGCTTAATCAGCGTTACCCGAACGGCATGAGCGAGCCGGAACTGGAAGCGCTATTGGCGCAAGAGCACCTGCCGAGCACGGCAAAACCGTTGCGGTTAGTTAACGCATAAGGACGACATTATGTTGAAACTTAAAGCAATTTTAGAAGAAAAAGGCATTTCGCAAAGAAAACTTGCGGGCTTGTTGTCGGTGTCACCGGCGGTGATCACCAATTTGGTGAATCACGGTTTGCTGATTAAAACCGGCACCGAGCAATTTAAAACGCGGTTGACCGAGGTGTTAAAAACACTCGGCATTTCGACCGCACTTTCCGAACTTTTAACGGATGATTCCGCAGGCGAGGCAACGCCTGCGGAGGATTCCCCTAACCTTGACGAGCAGTCAATAACAACAGAGGAAGACACTATGTTACTCGCAAAACAGGCTTTATTTCCAGCCACTAAAAAACATTTTTCATTATTCAATAACCCATTCACGGACGAAGTGCGGTCTGCCGAAGAGGTTTTTTCTTCGCCGGACGTGCGCTATGTGCGCGAGGCATTGTTCCAAACTGCGCGCTTCGGCGGGTTTATGGCGGTGGTCGGCGAGAGCGGTGCCGGCAAATCCACCCTGCGGCGTGATTTGATTGAGCGCATTAATCATGACGGCTTGCCGGTGATTGTGATTGAGCCGTACATCATCGCCATGGAGGACAACGACCTCAAGGGCAAAACCTTAAAAGCGGCGCACATTGCGGAGAGCATTATCAACACGCTGGCGCCGCTGGAAAGCGTGAAACGCTCGCCGGAAGCGCGTTTCCGTCAGTTGCACCGCGTATTAAAAGAGAGTGCACGGGCGGGCAATCAGCATATTTTAATCATCGAAGAAGCGCACAGTCTGCCGGTGCCGACTTTAAAGCACCTGAAACGCTTTTTTGAGCTGGAAGACGGCTTTAAAAAATTGCTTTCGATTGTGCTTATCGGTCAGCCGGAGCTTAAACAAAAACTCTCCGAGCGCAATTTTGAGGTGCGCGAAGTGGTGCAACGTTGCGAAATTGTGGAGCTGGCGCCGCTGGATAATTGCCTAGAAGAATATGTGGCGTGGCGGCTGAAAGCGGTGGGACGCAAAACCGCCGACATCTTTGAGCGCGACGCGCTGGACGCGTTACGTAATCGCTTGGTGATGAGCAACAGCCGGGCAAAAACCCAACACAGCCTGTTATATCCGCTTGCGGTGGGCAACTTGATCACCGGCGCGATGAATCTTGCCGCCGAATTGGGCGCGCCGTTAGTCAGCGCCGACGTCATCAAAGGGGTTTGAGATGACAGAAAAAAACAAAAACGCGCCGAAAAAGAAAGCGCAAAAACCGTTAAGCCTGGCGAGCATGCACGCGTTGAGTCAGCTTAATTTAGCCGAAAAAGCCGTGCTGGAGTGCAACCGTATCGGCTTAGTCGTACGCCATGTGTTTTTGGCACCTGTGCCGATTATCAACGTGCGACACAACGCATTAACCCGCCGCTGGGTTGCCCGAGGCAAAGCGGAGGTGGTTATGCAAACCCATGAGGGGGACGACAGCATTATTTGCACGGCAGAAACCATGATTGCCGGTTGCCGGATTATGTTTTCCTTCCTCAAACACGACATCAACATCACTATTCACTAAGGAGTAAAAAAATGGCTAAATCAGCTACCCGCGTTAAATCCGCCGCTCAGGTTTACGTGCCGCAAACCCGCGAAGACGCTGCAAGCGACATTAAAACCATCGGCGACCTGAGCCGCGAAATCGCCCGCATGGAAGCGGAGATGAACGACAAAATCGCCGAGATCACCGAAAGCTACAAAGACCGATTCGTCCCGCTGCAAGAGCGCATTAACGCGCTAACCAACGGGGTGCAATACTGGAGCGAAGCCAACCGCGACCAAATCACCAACGGCGGCAAAACCAAAACCGCCAACTTGGTGACCGGCGAGGTGTCCTGGCGGGTGCGCAACCCAAGCGTGAAAATCACCGGCGTGGAATCGGTGTTACAAAACCTGCGTATTCATGGTCTGGAGCGCTTTATCCGCACCAAGGAAGAAATCAACAAGGAAGCCATTCTCAATGAGAAAAGTGCGGTCGCCGGCATTGCGGGCATTAAAGTGATCACCGGGGTGGAAGACTTTGTGATCACCCCGTTTGAACAGGAGGCGGCTTAATGCTGGGCAATCCTTTAACGTATCTCATTATCGGCGCGGTGTTGGCGCTGATTGTGGGGTTGCTGGACGAAGCCGGATATTGAGATGAACGAAGCCTTTTTAACCCTGTTAAAGTTTCACCTTGCCTTTTCGCTGATTTTAATCGTGCTCATCGGCAGATATTGGTGACCCTCCAAGCCCGCCCCGTGCGGGCTTATTTTTAGCCCTTCTTTCTTTACCTTATCTTTACAAAAAACACCCATAAATATACGCAAAAGAGAGTTGACATATACTCAAACGCGTACCATAATACACTAAAACTTAGCAAAACGTTTTATAAACATTTTAGCAAACAAAGAGGCAAACACCTAACACAGGAGGACAACATGCCGAAATATATCGCCCGCCTTTATTGCATGGTTGAAGTGACCGTGGAGGCGGAAAACATTGAAGAAGTAAACACGCTCATTGATTTAAATGAGGTTAACGTTGACGAGTTTCCGCATGTGATAACGGAAATCGACGATGTGGTGGAGATTGAAGAATTATGACCCACGACGAAAAAAAAATCAGAGTCACCGAACAACTGGCGCACATTGCCGAACAGCTTGAAATGGCGCGGGAAATGTGGCTCGACGACAAAGAACAGGAATGCTTGCTGATGTTACAAACCGCAAGCCGAGAAATGAAACATGTGGCGCGGAAAATTACGCCGATTCTTGAGCAGTAAAGATTTTATTAACCAACCTAAATAAGGAAAAAAACATGAAAAAAATGACTTTAATCGCTTTCTCCGTGGCTTTGGCCGTCAACGCACACGCAAGCATTAACCTTGACACCGGCGCTTCCGCTACCGGCGACCAATCCGTTGCAATCGGCACTTATGCGCAGGCAAAAGGCAACCAATCCACCGCCATCGGCAACTATACACAAGCGCATGATTACCGCAACGTTGCCATCGGCGACCACGCTATCAGCAAAGGTCAAACCGCGCTGGCAATTAGCGGCACCGTCAACGGCAACGCGTCTATCAGCCTGCAAGGCAACGTTGTCGGCGACTTATCCACGGCGGTCGGCAACAGCGCAACGATTACCGCCAGCTACGGCACAGCAATCGGCGTGCAATCTAAAGTAACCGCCAGCACAGGCACGGCAATCGGCGACGGTGCAAGTGTGAGCGCGTACAGCGGCACGGCGGTGGGCACATTAGCCAACGCAAAAGGCATTAAAAGTGCGGCGTTAGGTCGTGACGCACTTAGCGAGGGCAATAACTCCATCGCTATCGGCACCAAATCCAAAGCTACGGCGAATGAGTCAAGCGCAGTCGGCGAGCGGGCGGAAGCCACCGCACAAAACGCCTCTGCTTTCGGCTCCGACACTAAAGCCAGCGGTGTGAGTTCGTTAGCGGTCGGCACAGGCTCACGTGCCACTGCCGACACGGCGGTTGCGTTAGGTAACGATTCCGCTACCACGGCGAAAAGTGCGGTCGCATTAGGCGGTAGCGCACAGGCAGACCACACTTTCGGCGTGGCATTGGGCGACAGCTCAAAAACGCAAGAGGCAAAAGCGGTTAAAAGTGCGGTCGTAAATGGCGTTAATTATGGCAATTTTGCCGGCAGTGACCCGACAGCGGTGGTTTCCGTCGGTGATGACAAGCTAAAACGTCAGGTTGTTAATGTTGCCGCAGGAGAGGTCAGCAAAACGTCCACCGACGCCATTAACGGTAGCCAACTTTACGCGGTTGCGGGTCAAGTTTCTGCCAACACGCGCCAGATTAAAGCCAACGGCGACCAAATCAGTGCCAATACAAGCCAAATTCAAGCTAATAACAACCAAATTAATGCCAACGCGCGCCAGATTCGAGCCAATAACAGCCAAATCGCCACCAACCGCGCTAACATCAACAAATTAAGCGCAGGATTGGCAGATACCAACAAACGCATTAACAACCTTGCGGGCGATGTTGCTAAAAACCGTAAACGCGCCAGTGCCGGCACGGCTTCCGCTTTTGCTGTTGCCAACATTCCGCACGCAACACACGGCGGTTATAGCGCGCTGGGTGTTGGTGTCGGCGGTCACGCAGGTCAGCAAGCTATCGCGGTGCGTTACTCAAAAATGACCGACAACACAAAATGGATCGTGAGCGCGTCAGTTGCGGTTAATACGCAAAATGAGGTGTCTTTTGGTGCGGGTTTGACGAGACAGTGGTAAGGGGTGATTTATGCCAAGAGGTATGCTAACCGACGAAATCATGGCTAAAGCACAAGAGTTGCTGGGTTATGAGTTCACCCAAACTGAGCTACGTTTAATGCCTTATTTGCAATATTGCGTAATTAATGACAATAACGTAGATCCGAAACATATTAACAGCGCAGAGCGTAACATCCTAATGAACTGGCAAAATCAGGGATTCATCAGCTCACCGTCGTCAAACTTGAAAATTAGCAAGCTTTTTTATGATGCAATTTGTGAGCTGTTATGGATGGGGTATGTGATGTCTGTTGAGAGAGATAAGGAGTAAAAATGAAAGTCACAGATAACCAAATCCTCGAATATATTTGGGACGAAACATTAAGCCATGTAGCAAGTAGCACAATCGTGAATTATATGGGTGATAACATTGGTACTTATAGCGAAAACGAAGCGGCAAAGGATGCAGAAATGTTTGCAACACTAAATATAAATGATCTTGTTGCCGGCTCAAATCTAAGCAAAGGGCGATTCAAACGCAAAGTGGAGAAACTTATCAGACAAAGTGATCTGCTTTCACGTTTAGGCGGTAAATCCTTTGTTATCAACTCATTACACCTTGAAGAAGTTGCTATACAAGCTGTCCGAAATTGGCAAGCAATCGGCGTACCTTGCGGGCTCGAAACAGACGGAAAATCGCGCAAGACCATGCCGATTAGCGGACTTCCAAGAAGCATTTTTGAGCTAAAAACAAACTGCTATTTGATTTTAAGAAGTCAATTTCCAACTTATTACTAAGTAAGGATCAAAAAATGAAAAAATATTTTGCTTATGACGCGTTAGAACGTGAGTTCATTACGCATGAAACACTCGAAGAAGCCAAAGCACAGGCGCAAGACTTTGTCGACCAAACTTTTGAATTTGGCGCAAATGATGGATTTGATACTGACCTTGAAGACGCTATAAAAGAAGGGTGTTTTGGGGTTGTATTAGGTGGGTTTGATTTGCCGACCAGACCGCTCACCGACGAGGAAAAAGAACTCTATGCCGATGAGTACACTCACATGGTTGAGAATCCGGTGCTTGTTGAATATCCACAGAATGAGTGGGTTAAGTGCTCGGAGAGATTGCCGGAGCCTTTTTCGACGGACTCTGAATATCGTAATGCACGTAACAAACACCTGATTTATTTTACCGAAGATGGTGATCATTGGTTTGTCGGACTTGGTTGGTATTTGTATGACAACAAAGAGGACCGCAAAGGAAATTTGATTCCATACTGGGAGTCAGACACAAATCTGGGCGAGGAAGTAGAGGTTATTTATTGGCAACCGCTACCACAACCACCTTCAGAATAGCCTTTATTCTTAAAATCTAACATATCATTCAGCCTTCTCGCGAGAGAAGGCTTAATCGTATGACGGAGAGGGCAAAAAATGGATCAAAAAGAAGCAAGAAGAAAGCAATTAATTCAGCTTATACACATCGGGAAAAGTAAGTTACAGATGGATAAAGAGGTGTATCGCCTTTTTCTTGTTAATACAGTTGGAAAAGATAGCTGCACACAAATGACGTTGATTGAGCTAAACAAGGTCGTGGACGCGATGAAAAAACGCGGTTTTCAGGTTTCCGGCGGGCGTTTTAAAGACGGCAGACGCAAATCGCCGCCGAGCTCTGCGCCGGTGAGTAGCAATATCGTTAAAAAGATCCGTGCAAAATGGATTGAGATGGCGGACGCCGGCATTATCCGTGACCGCAGCGAAGACGGTCTGAATGCGTTCGTTAAAAATATCGCTAAAAATGCGCAAGGCGAGCCGATTCCGTTTGTGGGCTGGCTCAACAATGAGCAGGCGTCAGTTGTGTTGGAACGCCTTAAACAGTGGCAAAAACGAATGATTAAGGAGTAATTTATGAAAGAGTCGCTAATGCAAATCCGCCGCCACGAGTTGCTGGAAGAAATCGAATCGCTGGTGATTGCGCTATGTAAAAATTACAACTTAGGGCAGGACATTTGTGAGCAGATTGGCGTCAGCGTTGCCAACTGTTTGAGCGAAGAATATGCCGGGCAAGTTATCTGTTTTCCGAAAGATTACAGATATAAGATTTCCCAGCGCGACTTAGATATTTATAACAGTTTCAACGGTCGAAATTGGGGCGAACTTGGACGTCGCTTTGACTTAACAGAAAATGCTTTGCGTAAGATTATTAAACGTATTCAGGATAGGATAATTAAGGAGAGACAACCGGACATGTTTACGTAAAAAAGTACGGTGGAAATAACGGCTCTAATGATCTAATTTTTTAGAGCCTTTTTTGTTTTATTTTCTTTGATTATTTTGTTGCACATACTGTAACGCTGTTTCATTTCCCCTATCCCACTTCTTCAAGGATTATCCCCCTAAGTCCCATTTATTGCGCTGATGATATATTATTTATGTCAACATAGGTCAGCAAAATCAAAATTCTCCAGCCATTGATTATATTGCTGCACGTTAATTTGCGACCGATCGGCACGATAACAATGCCAGTCCAGACTCACCGACAAACGACGACTGTTCAGCAACACCGACAAAATCGCGGCGGAATTGAGGTTGTATTCATATTTAAAATAGGCGAAGAAGTGCCCGCGCACCTGCCAACCGTTGGTCCAACTTTCAATATGTGGCTTGGCAAAAGGCGCACCGAGCTCGGCGGCAACCTGCAAAATTGTGGTTTTCCAATTATCCCAATGAGCTTTGTAATCCGCTTTAATGCGCGGAATGTCTTCCGGACAGAATTTTTTCATTTGGGCGAATTGGAAGAAGGGAATATTGAAGAGGTCGCAAGATTGAGAAGTCAGTTTAGATTGATTCATTTATTTTTGACCCAGTAACGTTGTATTTCATTAAGAGTATCCTGATAAATTCCGCCATTAGCCAAGATAACTTTTTGACTTGCAATATTTGTTGTATGGCAAGTCAAAAGTACATCAAAAATTGACATCTCTTTTGCCTGCTGAAGTCCTAGCCTTAATTGCTCTTTCGCATATCCTTTATTTCTAATAGAAGGTCGAATGCTATAACCAATATGTCCGCCAAACTGTCTTAAATATTCATTTAAGGATAAACGCAGGTGAAGAAAGCCTATTGCACGCCCTTTTTCATCAAAACTAACAAATTGAACTGCAGAGACAAAATCTTCCGGCAAGTCAATTCCTTGTTCCGATTTCAGATTAGTCTCCAACCAATTCTCGTAATCAAGTTTTTCATCAATAAAACAACCATCCATTTCACTCTTATAAAGCTGAAATTCTTTAATCATTTCAAGAATGGCTATTTTATCCATTAAATTGGGACGGCGTAAAATCAGTTTCTCTTTTGTGAGGAAAGATTCATTCAGCAC